TGTTACTCTATCTCCTACAGATAGTCCATGACTACTGTGTGTTACTGTTATTGTAGGACTACCACTAGTAACAACAAAAGGGTTAGTGCCTAGTGATCCTGTATTATCTTTTAAGTTTCTTCTGACTGCATAGGGTACACCTTCTAGTATCCATAAACCTGTTACGTTACCTGAACCAGCGACAGTACCATAGTTTGAGTCGTAGTCTGCATATCCACTAATTCTTCTATAACCACCGAATTGAGATATCTCCATATTTAACATACGAACTGCTGCTCCTGGATTAGATCCAGCAAGAGCTAAAGCATCCTCGTTTGTAAATAAACCACCACGAGATAGTACCGTTACGTCTTTTAACGCATCAGCCATTATAGATTACCATGTGGAACTGCAAGAAGTCTCCCTACTCTCGTATCTCTTACATCAGTAAATCTGTTAATTAATAATGTACGCATACGATCTATACCTTCTTCAAACTTCTGTTTGGTTATAGCTGCCTGTTGTGAGTTATCTCTAAACATATAAGTGTGATACAATGCACCGTCTATAACAACGTGTTTAAACTGATCAGGAACAGTCATAGTATCTGTAGCATTAGATAAATCAGAGGAGTAGGCAAAGTAGTTATAATTTACTGTATACGCAACATCAGGTATGGGAGTAAATCCAGCTTTATTAGATAAGGTTCTATATACATATACAGGTGTTGTATATTCTTCCGATGTTGCATTACCATCTCTTTGATAAAACCTACTTAGAAATGTATCATAGTTTATTAGTTTTAGTATTTTAGCATCAGCATTAAGACTATCGTCTTTAGCGATACGAAAGCTATCCCAGTCTGCTATTTTAAAATCAGTAGCAAGACTATACTCTGCTGTACCTGCAACTAATGTTATAGAAGCAGAATTAAAATTAAAAGGAAACTCAAATTCTTTTTGGGATATCTCTTGTAAGGAAGCATTTACTGCATCTTTAACTTGAGCGCGAAAACCAGAAGCAGTTGGAAAATCAGTTGCACTTAACTCAACTTCATTCAAACGTCTTAATGTATCATTAACTAATGTTAAAAATGTTGTAGCCATATCTCGCCCAAATTAAAGAAGGGGGTAGCCCTAACTAAAGAAACTACCCCACAATACTTTATGCTAACGCATCCCTCGCAGCGGAAGTTGCTTCTGCTCCAGCTTCATTGCAATCAATGAGTGTAGCATAGACACGCAACCTACCTGTAGCAGGTGCTGCTCCAGCAATCGTACAATCAATCGTGTCTGTAGCAGACGTAAATTGAGTGTAAGTTGAAGCACCAGAACCAACAACTGTGTTAGTCTGACCGTTAGTACCTGCTGCACAAAAACCAGCAGAGGTAATATCAGCACCATCAATCATGTCATCACCACCTGCAAAGTCCATATCTAAAGTGCAACTTGAAGTGAATGCTTTCATAACTTCTGCACCAGCGTTAAGTATAAGTACTCCTGCTGGTATTTCTAGAAGTTGAAAGACATCACCGTTTGCACCAGAATATCCTTTTGCAACCATGTCATCAATATCAAGATAAGCCTCGACATTGTACATGAAATGATGGGTATTTTGACCTGGAAGAAGCGCAACGCTATCTGCTCCTACACCTGTAGTAGAGGAGCTTGTCATATCATAAGTAGCCATGATCTATTCTCCTTAACCTGCTATGTTGTAGTGAGCGCGAACAAGTGCTTCAGGACGAAGAACTTTGCGACCATACAGATGCATACCACGAACGATGTCAGCAAAGCTGTCATTGTCACGATAAGATTCAACCTTTTCAATCTGCGAAGCAGTTGCAACAGCAGAGTCATGACCAGCAACAATAGCACCATAATGTGCGCTTGAACCATTAGTATCAATGGTAGCTGGACCTGTTCCTACTGAAGGAAGGTTGTTTGACATATAAACTCTGAAACCACGAACCATGCCAGAAATGATACGACCATTACGAAGAATGTCTTTATCACCTGAAGAAAAGTCATTGTTCAATAGTTTGGAGTTTTCGTCATTAAGCTGTTCAGCGAATACTGGATCGACAACAA